ATCCCGTCAAACTGTAATGTCACTCTACTGCCAGCTTGGTAGCCTGTACTGTTAATGAAATCTATGGTTGTGGTTCCTGTGATATCAAAATAGTTGCCGTCTGTCCCAAGTGTTATGGTTGTAGCACTTGCAAGATCAGCACCTTTTGATTCTTGTAAATTGTTTGCCAACGCACCAACTCCTGTAATGCTTGAGAATAATCCAGAAGAGATGTCTGCGTTCACTAAACTTGAGGTTAAGTTTAATTTGGAATATGCTATGGCTGCCGAAGCATTGACTTCGTTATTTGTTATGTCCAATGCTAGTTTGGATTGTGCTATCCCAGCACTTGCTTTAATTGAGGTGTTGGTAATATTTGTTATAGTATTATTATCTACATCTATGGATTTATTTTCTAAAGTGGAAGTTTGAGCATCATAAGCGGCAAGGGCATTGGACAGAGTTGCTTTTTTAGTTTCCACTCCAGCCCCTCCAACGTCATCAACTATGGCAATTACGTCAGCGGCAACGGGGGTGGGTAAGTTAGTTAGATCAGTAATTTTCTTGTTAACCATTACTCATGATTAAATGTGAATAGTTAAAACTATTTCCTTGAACGCTTTTTGATGGGGGTAATTTGATAAGACGACGGATTGTAATTTTGGGCGGCAACCAAACAGTAGATGATACTCATTACGGAATCCTGTGGGTGATTAAACATCTTCATGGCTTTTTGACGGGGATCCTCAACTGCGACTTCCTGGGTTTCGTTGAGGTCTTTTCTAGTTACGGAGGTCATGTCGTCAAGGAGAAAGTCAGTTTGCCAGTCATAATAGTGCGGTATCATAAACATCGGTTTTTGGAACTTTTCGTTCCTAGGGTGTAGCGGATGTGATATATGCATCCCAATAAAGTCAATAAAGTTCTGAATTACCGTAGTCTTGTCAATTTGGAGTTTGGCTTGTTCAACTCCATGCTTGTCTGAATTTTGCCCGTACTCCGAGGTCGGCTTGACCTCGTTGCCTATGGTTTGACATCCGATAAACTTCTGTCTGCCAAGCCCCGAAAATTTATTGTCATGAGCGTCACGACCTCCGCCTTGAATGAGGGGAATTTGATCCTGTCCGTATCCCCAGTCCCCTACGCCATAGTCTATGTCATAGTTTCTGAACAGGTCGGCAATATGTCTGGCTTGATCCATCGGGTGTTCGGCTGGACGGGGATCAATCCATGCCAATTGATACCTGTTGCTCTTACGCCAGTGAAGGATAATAGTTGCGACGGTCTTTGAGGCAGTAGGACCAGAACCGAAATCAACCCCACCTAGCACTCTGATCTCGTTGCCATAGGTGGCCTTCAAATCCAATACCTCCCCTGGAAGTAGCAGTTTCAAGTAGTTCACATAACAGGCTTGAACCATGTCTGGAGTAATTGGACGACGTTCTGCCTTGTAAAACTCACCTCTACAGTGAGACAGATACATGGAGAGGGGGTAGTGCTTCTCCTGATACTCTATGGACAATTCAGGCTGAACATGATACTTGTGAATTGCGTCATGGATTGTAAGGGGAATATGTGGGAACATTGCCTGTGGGAAATGATACCCACGATAGTCCACGTTGGTCGGATTCTGTGCAACCCATTTGCCCTGCAAGATTTTGCTTAACTTGTCCTCGTCATTGGTGATGGCACCAAATGCGTCAAAGGTCAGCTTGTCTCGCCACTCCGAATCGTCATACTTCCATTCACGCTGATCCGTCCTTTTCCACATCCTGTGATATTCAGAACCAGCCTCCCCACCAATGCCAAACACGTACACCCTTCCGTGAGTCTTTGACAGGGAATACATTGCGACGGGAAGAAAACCAACGTCTTGGGCTTGGGCTTCGTCCAGTATCAATGCCTGATTGGATTTTCCCTCAACTGCGTGATACTTGTTTTCGTCAGTTACCAGGTATATCACAGAACCGTTAAGCAGCTTGATACGTCCAACGTTTGCCTTGCCATGGGGGAGGTATGACTCCATTTTTGGATTTGCGATAAAAGTCTCCTGACGCAATCTTTGTTCTGAAAAGGCGGACCTGTGGTTGTCATCGTCCACTACATAGGTGACTTCGCATCCAGGCTTGTTTAGTGCAATCCAGGATATCAGGGAACTTGCGTTGGTGGTCTTGTATGTCTGTCTGCCGTTGACAAACATTTGGTGTGGGTGTTCATCAAGCAGTGGCTCAAGCCAATATGGATCCTGTTTAAAATTAAGTGGCTTCCTTCCGATCATTGGACGAAAATCCTTGATAAAATCTAACAAGTTGTCTGGAACTACGTCGGGGTTTGCCTTGGCTCGTTTTTCCCTCATTCGTTCTTCTAGTATTCCTAAACGGAATCCGTCACTATGTACCATTTTTCTCAGGAAATTCCTCCAGCTCTGGAGTTGTTTGTAACAGTTCTCCCTCTATCATTTTTAATCTTCTGGCGAAATCGTGATTTTTTTGCACGGTAGAATACACTTGAGACTGATACCCTACGGCTTGGGAAAGTTTTATCATTAAGCCATGGTCTTTTTCATCGTCAGGCTTTTGAGATTCCTTAAAGAACTCCTCTGCCAGCGTGTCCATGATCGTAACTGATATCTTCCCCACGTGTGAAGGATCTGTCCAAGACTCTTGCATCATATATTTAGATAAAATTTATTTAATAAAGTGTTTCTTTTTCATGTGGGTTAGCATTTTACCCTCGGAGACAGTGAAAAAATCATGTTTTAGACAGGCGAAACTTGGAAATTTACTCATTATATGGTATCTCTAATTTATCCAGTATAAGTTTTAAATAAATGTCTGTTTTGTACTGTTTTTCCTGTATGTCCCTAATATCTTCCTCATGTGAAGTATGAATCCCAATTGAATTTTTATCCTGCTCGGAAAGTTCCACTATCTTGTTTTTTAGTGCAATAAAGCATTGCTCCTTTTTCCAGAAATATCTGATAAGTCCTATTACGCCAACTGAGCAAGGAATTAAAACTCCAACTATTATTTCGATCCACATGGGTAGTTGTTATCCTAACTGCTTAAAGGAGTTCTTATGTCGAATCTTCTTCGCAATCGTCATCATGATCCCCGTCAAGACCGCCACAATAATCACAGATCATACCATACAATATCCTGATTTGCATGAACCGTCAGTTGCATCATTGTCAGTAAGTTCCCTAACTGTTTTAACATTTTTCCCATACCCACGCAGTTTTATATCTGGAAATCTGGAATTGTTTTCCTCAAGTGCAATTGTGTCCTTTTTGTATTGCGGATTTAACAGATCCAGGGTTTGAGCGAATGGACAAAATGTACAGCCCGATTTTGGAACCTTTGGGAATCCTTCTGATTTTATAATTTCAGCACAGTTCTCGACTGTAATGTGAGACTCACAATATTCCCTGTACCCGTCGACAAATGGAAATACAGACTTTGCATATTTCACATTGGACACATTCATTCTGTGTGCTTCGTCGTATGATATTCCAATGTATACATTACACGGGTGTGACCTTTTGATGTTTAGCTTCTCTCGCATGAATTTTCTGATTGGTGAAATTTTAAACTTTGATGTACAGTCCCGAAATTTTATACTTGGCACGATTTTCTTATCCCAGCAATACTCGTACAAAGTCTTTCCATACTTGCTGTGTACTCGTACAAAATTGATTCCATTGACTTCGCAAAATGGAACGACATAGTCTCTAATGTAATCATAGGTGGTTTGATGTTCTCCCCCAGTGTCCGCAAAGACCACGTATGCCTTGGGATTGTTGGAGAACAGCTTACGCATTTTTAACAGTAACGCCATGGTTTGTCTCCCTCCCCCAAAGGAGAGTATGTGGTATGAAGGCTCATACTGTTCTACGTGCCATTTGGCCTCAAGTAGATGTATTTCTCTTGACCAAGCGGCTAAAACTTTCATCTCCTCTTTCTCATTTAAATAAAGATTAAGAGGAAAAAGTCTAGTCTGCATACTCATCTAATGATTCATTGCTCTGGGGTTTTAATCTATTGCGAATGATCTCCACATACTCGGGGTTTAACTCTATTCCAAGCCATCTGCGGTTGAGTTTCAGGGCTACTAGGGCTACCGTGCCAGCTCCCATGAACGGATCAAATACCACTCCAGGCTCAAAGCCTGCACCGCAATGACAGGTTTTCTCGCCTACCTTGCGGTAACTTGCAGTTACCGCATCTTTTTGCATCTTCTGTTTCATGCCCTGAGTAAGATCCTCGGAGTGATCATGCCATGACTGTCCTAGGGACTTGGCATACTCCTCGGTAGGCTCCATGATACTCTCCACTGGTATGCCGCATTTCTTACAGACTTTCTCAGGGACAGCACAACGAATAATCTTGTGCGGCAGCTCCTCTGGGAATGTGGCAAAATGAGCCGCAACGAATGGCTTTGGGTTTATAAAGAATACGTCACCTGGGTTTTTCCCCTTTGGATCATTGAGTGCTCCGTCATGGTTGTTTCCAGCTCCTCTAGAGGCGGCCATTCTAACCTTCAGTGAGTTGTTAGAATCGGGGGTATTCTCGGTGGTCTTGTAGATTTTTGTGTAATCCCAATCCTCCTTGCCTACTGCCCTGTTCCTATGGATTCCCTGAGTCAGTTGTCCTGGGACATCCAGTTCCTTTCGATTCAGTTGTGATTTTTCCACTGGTTCCTCAAAGAGACCTGACTGTGTCTTTTTGGTGGTGATGTTCTTCTTGGTGACCTTGGAGTCAGAAATGGGCTTTTCACGAACTGCATCCAGATCGAAAAAATATTTCCCCTGCTTGACGAAGAAGAATATGCTCTCCCATTTGTTTTGGAACCTGTCCTTTACTGAAGTCGGCATGGCATTGCTCTTAACCCACGGTATGTGGTTGCGTAACAGCCACCCGTCATCAATGCACTTTATCATGAATCTTTCAGGTATTCCGACTCGAGTTTTTGGCTTTAGGTGAATTTT